TTTGCAGCACGATTTGCAGGAATGAAAGGTCCAATGAAAGATGAAAAAGGGAAACCAACTCGTAAAGCATTAGCATTAAAAAAATGGGGATTCGGTAGTGTAGCTGCAGCAAGATCATTTGTTGCTAACAATAAAAAAACATGATTGATCCGTTAACAGCATTTGCTGCAATTAAGTCAGCAACAGGAATAATCCAACAAGGTATAAAAGTCGGTAAAGGATTACATGATCTTGCTAGTCCTATAATGAAATGGGCAAATGCAGAATCACATATGGATGTAGCTGCGAGTCAAAAAGGTAAAACATTAACTGGTAAATTGTTTGGTAAGTTTTCTAGTGTAGAACAAAATGCTATTGCAGCTCATTTGCGTAAACAAGAATTAAAACAAATGAAGGCAGAACTAAGAGAAATATTTTTATTGTATGCTCACAATGGGTTACAACAATGGGAAGATTTGCAAAAAGAAATTAGTCATCAAAGAGCATTACATAAACGAAGAATACGAGAACAGATAGCAGAAAAGGAACAGGCAAAAAAAATAATGATTGTAATAGCAGCAGTTGTTATAGGGTTTCTTTTATTGGTATGGGAAATAAATTATATATTAAACTAAATTTTTAATAACATCTGATAAATCTTTTGCTCTACCAGGAGTTTGTGTTGCCCATTTAGAATCTAACATTTGATTAGCTGCTTCGTTGTAATCGTTGTTACCAAATGCTGTCCACATTTTTTTAAACTTACTGACTCCTGTTTTACCTAATTGAAATACCATTTCTATAATAACTTCTTTAGCTTCTGGTTTTAATTTAAGATTTCCAATTAAGTCTGCAGCTTGATTAACTGCATGACCAAAGTCATTGTCAAAACACAAGTCTAATTCTTCTTGACTATACGTTTTTTTTATATCCCATTGTTCTTCATCTCTACACAGATGACCATATCCTACAGTTTTTTTACCTAATGAATCTAAATACACATAGTTTCTAAATCCTTCGTGTAATTTTATTCGTTCTTTTAAATCGTCATAAGTCATTTCATATTATCCCTAGCAACACCTTTTGTTTTCTCATAGCTACGCATTGCCCCTAATCCGAGTAAAGACATAGTAAGTCCTAGTAATCCTTCTAATTCTATTTGTGGTGGTTTCATTTCTGGCATCCAAATAGCAAAGATCCAAGTGAGTATTGGACCGATAAAATATTGCCATGCAATCCCCAAACAACACACCCACATAATAGCAGGTCTAGCTCCACTTACAAAAAGTGATGGATGTTTTGCTTGTTCTACATTTGCTTTCGCTTGTGCTTGAGAAATAGCAAGAGTTTGTTTTCTTAACTCTCCTTCTATTTTTGTTTTGAGGTCTTTATCTTCTACAAATTTGTCTAAGATTTTACCTGCTACACCTATAACCGATTCAGCTATCATGTTAGTTTGGTTTCACTCCTATGGTATCTAAGATATGTTTCAGCTCTTGATTAAGATCCTGGTCGCTTTTTTCATTTGTAAGATCTTGATGTAAGTTTACAGCTTGATAGCCTGCTCTATCTAATAAGTCTTTACTAGCTTGTAGTTGGATAGATTCTTGTTTAGCTGTATTGATTAACGACACAATCCTGTTTAATGCCATAGGTACAGAACTAGATAATTGTTTATTTACTTCTTCTTGTATTTCTTTTTTATATCGTTCTTTTAATTGATACCCCATAATATCAGCATTGGTTTTTTTATACCCTGCTTTAATTGCTGATTGAGTTGCATTGCCTGTCTGACTAAAATGATGTATAAAGTCAGCTTGCATCTTTGATAAATTTTTAGCCATATTATAATGTGTTTAATAAAATAATAATAAGCAAAACTAAAACTGTCCAATCATACATACTAATAACTGAAAAGCTATCTATAAATTTTGCTGCCTTGTTTTTAATGTTATCCCACATAAGTACAATTTTATAAATATTTAAACAAATATCAAGTCTATTTTATTAAATTCCTTATCTTTTCTAAGTAAACAATAAAATCCCATGCTTCTTCTTGAGCATCTATAATCCATTCGTGTAATGGTTTTTCAGCAGTTTCCATACTATGTTTATATTTTGCAAGACCTTCTTCAGATCGTTCTGCCATACGATTTAATAGTTTTTGTACTAATGGATCTCTAGTTTTCAATATCTTTATCCTTTGGCAAATAAACCATAACAAAGGAATTACATTCTGGACATGATAAATTTGTACTCATACAATAATCTTCATCTTCATGGTCTATGTCGTGATCTCCACCCCATATTAATTCTGTATTGCAATGCCAACATTTCAAAATGCCAATTCCTTATTATAATAATCACAAAACTTATTAACACTACAATAATTATCACATCTTACATCTTGACCAACCCTATGTACGATTGTGCAACCTTTACCTTCTTTCATATTTTTATCTACAATATATTGTTTAGCATCTTTCATGGTAGATAAAAGTCGTAATGCAGATTTTCTACCATCTTTCATAACTGCAAACTGATCTGGTCTACTCCACCTCTCTAAAGGGGTACATAGAGAAGGCACAGTAGCCATTTCAGCTTCTTGATGAAGTTTTATGCGTTCTTTTATAAATTGTTCCTGTTGGTCCTTATTCCACCTTTTAATGGGTATAATGACAACTTGTTTCTTTGGATAGTCAGAATTACCTTCTTTTGCTTTATTTTTAGACCAATCTCTAAGAATTGCCATGATATATAATTTTTTTACTTTAATCTTACCAAGTTTGTCTTGGTTCTTACTACATAAATAATCTAAAATATTAAGTTGTTGTTCCCATTCTGGTTTACCTTTAGTTGTAGCTTCTAAAGCTGACCATGCAGAAGTAACTTTAAAGTCAATTAACGATCCATCTGATTGTAGATAATCAAATGTACCAGACAAAGTCCAATCATTTGTTATGTGTTTGTCTTTATAAAATACTCGCAGCTCTGATATATCTTCTTCTCTTACAGATCGTTCTAAGATGTGATGAACTGATTGACCGAGCAAGGACCAGATCCTATCAGCTACATCTTCTTCTATTTCATCTGCGTATTTTTTTTGTAAAGCTACAATTCTTGGGGGTGCAATTAAACGAGTAGCAGATATATCTGAACCCTGTGAGTCATAAGGATCGTTAGCTACTGCTCTTTCAATTACTTTGGGAAGGTTTGCATAATTAGTTAATCTCATTTTTTTTTCTCAATTCTAAAGGTTTTGCTTTTATTTCTGGTAATTGTTCTTGTATATCTTTTATTAATCTTTCTTGTTTAGGATTAGGTTTTTTTAAATAACGATTCTGAGAAACCCATGCTTCATGAGTAACGCATATATATCCAGATTGATTATGTATGTTATCTCTTTTAACTTTCTTTTTTATTACATCAGAAGCTACTAGGCAATTAGGTATCTTGCCTATGTAAACTTCTTGATGTCCTACATTGGGTGTGTGAATCAACATTAAAAGAACAAACGACTTACTAATCATTACACTCTTGTTTAAATAAAGTATATCCATACAAAGTCATAGCAGGTCTATCTATTGGTTTAGATAATCCTTTATATACAAATTCACATTCATACTTGTTATTATTGTCTATTGTTTTTTCCATAAACTCAATGTTTTCTGGATCTGCAATGTTTAATAAAAATAATATTCCAAATAAAATATTCATAATACCTCCTTAAAATGGAACTGTGTCTGGGTTCATATCACTTGTGCCATAGTCAGTAGAATCTGTTTGATCCAAACCTTCTAATTCTTTTGACCTTAGTATGATATTTCTAATGCCTTCTGATAATTGGTTAAAGATTTCTTTTTTACCTTTTTGGTATTCATCAATACTAAAAGAAACACTTTGCTCATGTTGATCGGCAACAGTTTCTCCGTCAGCTAACTTCATAACATTAGATACCTTTGGTCTGCCATTGTTACCCTCTACAACATTAAGCATACAAGGTACTGTTAATAATTTAGTAATATCAAAACCTTGTTTTTCTGTTTCAGTAAATGCCTTACCTCTCCATGATGTTAAATCTTTTGCAAGATTAGACTTCTCATGCAATGAGAGATTGTAAAACTTACTCAATGTTAGTGGATCTTTGTTATCATTTGTATGACCAGGAATTTCCCAAACAATCAATGCTTGTTTCTTCCAGGATATATCTCCTTGATAGTCTTGTTTTTGTGTACCTAAATCTAAGACTCTAACACATCTAGCTTTATGTACTCCTGTTGGAACTTGTGGGTAGTTACTTTGTTCGTTGTCTTTTGCTATTAAGCTCATTGGTTTCTCTTTTCTATTAAGTTAAAGTTAAGTTATGACATGGTTAAAATAAATTGTCAAGCAGTTATTGACATTAGTTAATAATTAATTAAGATTAAGTTATGAATAAATATGAATTAGCAATAGAACGAAAAAACGAGATCGTAGCAAAGTATGGTGGGAAGAATCTATCTACTATGTTAAACATCTCACACCCTGC